GGTCTGCTTGCGACCGCCGCCGATGATGAGGCTCAAGCCGAGCTCCGCGCGGACCATGTCCACGAGGAAAGCGTCGGAGGCGACCTGACGAGCCGCCGGAGCCGCGCCGCTCGTGACGACGCGGATGCCCGAGGCCGCGAGGCTGATAGCCATAGCGTCCGCGACCTCGCGACCCATGATGACCGTGTCAGCGTCCCGCCCGTAGGCCTGAGCGCGGAGGATGGTCTTCAGGAGGTGGAGGTCCTGCATCGGGGTCGCCGTGACCGTCGTCGACCACTGCGAGCCCGCGCCCGGGACCGCGCCGAGGGCCGCGTCGGGCCAGTTCGCCGTCGAGAAGAAGAGGTCCGCCGTGCGGGTCTCCATGTCGAGGGCGAGCTTACGACCGATTGCGCCCGCCTCGCGCTCGCTCAGGTCCGTCGGGAACTGCGACCGCTGGGAGAGCTTCGTCGGGATGACGTCGCTCGCGAGCTTGTATTCCTCACAGCTGTACAACACGGTCGTCGGAGCGCCGAGAGCGCGCCGCGGGTAGTCCGCGCCGAGAGCCGTCGCGACGACCTGGGGCGAGCCCATGTAGCCCGAGGAGGCCTCGACGAAGATCGTCCCGCGATGAGCGGTCGGGGCGACCTGCTGAATCGGGAGCTTGGGGAAGACCAGACCCGCCACGCTCTGAGCCGCGCCGATGGCCGCGCCCGAGAGGATGGGGGAGACTGGGGCGAGCTGAGACAAGTTAGCTGCGCTCATGATGCGTTACCTCAGGGGAAGATGGAGTGGTGAATGTTGAGCTCAGCGGTCGCGCCGTCAGCGGTCGCGCCCGTCGAGGTCGAGCCGCTCAGGACGACGCCGATGATACGGTCGCCCGACGCCGCCGCGACGAGCTTGCCCGAGGCGTTCGCCGTAACGAACTTGCCCGGGTCGATGGCGCCCGACGCGACCGCGAACGGACACACGCCGAGGAGCTGGACGTCAATGACGTCGCCCGCGACGCCGCTCGTCAGAGCCACGCCGAGGAGGTACTCGCCCGCGCCCGTCGCCTGAGCCGCCGCCGCGATGCCGCCGCTCAGACCGTCCGCCTTGACGATGCGACCGCGCGTCACGGTCCCCGTGAGGCGGTAGCTCTTGATGCTCTGGAGACCATTCACGCTTGCCATTTTACGCCCCCTGCTTCATGCCGCGGAATCGCGACAACATGTCATTAGCGCGGGCCACCTCAGCCGCGCGCGGATCCTGCTTGACCTGCTCGACGTCCGCCGCCGCGCCGCCGTGACCGACCGGGCTCGCGACCGCGACGATAGGCGAGAGGTCCGAGAGCATCGCCCCGACCTCCTCGACCCCGAGGCGAACCGCCCGCTCGACCCACTCACCGCGCCGCGCCTGGGGGATGCGCCCCGCCGAGACGTGAGTCTCGACCATGCGCTCCGCGTCGCGCTTCTGGAGCTCCGCGGTCGCGCTCTGCGCCGCGGTCGCCGCCGCCTCGAGCTGAGCGCGGACCGCGTTCAGCTCCGTCGTGAGCGCCTCGACCTGAGCGTCGAGCGCCTTCTTCTCCTCGCTCATGTCGAGGGCCTCCATGTCTCCGTCTGAGGTAGACGCGGAGGCCGTGACGGTCCGGACACGCCGCGCATAGTCGAGAGGCATCGAGCCTCCCAAAAACATCCAGTCGTCGGACTCGGACGCGATACGGTCCGCGAGTCCTCGAGAGACAGCCTCCGCCGCACCGTAGACGGACCCATCGCCGAGAGCCTCGACGGTCGTCCCGCGGTCCGCGGCAATCTCGCTCAGCATGACGCCCGCCATCTCGTCGACGCGCCTCTGGAGGCCCGCGATGTAGTCCGCATCGTCGACGGACGCGCGCTTTCGCGGAGTCTGACTCGAGACGACCTCAACCGTCTGACCCTGCTCCGCGTCGCGGTAGAGGGTCGTGATGACGCCTACCGAGCCTAGCTGAGCGAGAGGAGACGCGACGATCTCGTCCGCCGCCGCCGCGACCCAGAGAGCCGCACTAGCAGCCATCCCGGAGACGTAGGCGACGACGTAAATCCCAGCGTCGCGAGCTCGAGCGATGGCGCGTCGAGTCTCCCGGACTCCCGAGACGTAGCCGCCCGGGGAGTCGACATGGAGGACGACCGTCCGCTCGCCCTGAAGCTGAGCGCGTCGGAGCTCCATCCGGGCTCCGTAGTAATCCATCGGATAGAGAGGGCCCTCGACGTGCACGACCGAGAGCGCGCCCTCGATGTGTCGTCGAGGAGCGCCCGACATGAGCGCGCCGACGTGACTCGGCTCGACAGCCATCGCCGAGACGCCCGGCTGGACCCGAGCGCCCGTGTCGCCGCCCTGGTCGAGCTCCCGAGCGCGTCGGATGAGGTAAACCTGTTGGAGACCCTCGACCCAGTCCTCGCCCGGGTCGCCGCCCCAGAGGAGCCACGCGACATAACCGGGGGACTCGGAGCCCGGGACGTCGTCGACGCCCTCCTCCCAGTCGCCCTCATGCCTCGCGAACCAGGCCGGAGCCTCGACCGTCGCCCACTCCTCCGACTGAGGCTCGCCCGCCGCGATGCTATTCGCTCGACGGATGGTCTCCGGATTAGGTTCGCCGCTCTTCCCGGCTTCGTGGAGCTCGACGCCCAGACGCGCCGCGTCGCGGACCGCCTCGGGAGGAGTGAGCTCGTCCTGAGTGAGGAGAGGCATTAGACGCCCTCGGGGATAGGTGAGGATGGAGGAGAGAGAGGAGCCGGACGGAGAGTCCGACCGAGACGCTCACGCTCGGAGCGGACCTCCGCCGCACGGGTCGGAGCCGGGAGCTCGAGCGCCTGACGGATAGCCCGCTCGTCCTCCGCGCTCGGAGTGATGACCCCAGCGGAGAGGAGCGAGACGACGTCGCCGACTTTCTCGACCCAGAGGTTCGAGCGGATGCCCGAGTACGTCAGACGCGGGAGCTCGTCGAGCGGGATGGGCCCGATGTTCGCGAGGACGATAGCGCGGAGGTATCCCGCGAGGCCCTCGGAGACCCATTGACAGAGGTCGCCCGCCATCTGCGCCGCGAGCTCCGCGTGAGTCTGAGCCGTCGCGTAGGCGCCCGACGAGGTCGACGACCCGAGGGCGAGATGTTGAGCATAGAACGCCTGGAGGATTTCTCGGCTGAGAGCTTCGATGGTCGCGTTGAGGCCCTCGACCGAGGATGGAGCCGAGAACGTCAGCGTCGCCCACGATGGGAGGACGAGCGCGCTCTCCTCATGTGAGGTATATCGCCGGAGCGTCTCGAGGAGCTCATCGCGAGCCGCCTCATACTCCGTCGCGCTCGGAGCCGAGCCATTAATACGGGCGAGCCGCTCCTCGTCGATGGAGATGGTCGGAGTCGGGACCGCGTAGCGCTGAGAGAGGACTTGGCGGAGTTGCGCCGCCCGTCGGTAGTCTTGCGCGAGCGGCTCGACCTGACGGAGGAGACCGACGCCCTCGACGCCCTCGGAGAGCGAGGGCCAGACGAGGTGTACGAGGCGCTCGTAAGGGATGCGGACATCGCCGACGCTCGACAGACCGCCGGGCTCCCGGAGCCACTGGTCGACCGCGACGAGGCGTCGCCCTTCATAGACCCACCGACGGATGCTCGACTGGTCGCGGGGCTCTAGGTCGATATAGGTCGTCCCTTGGTAGGGATAGGCGACCATCTCCGCGAGCGAGAACCCATAGAGTGCGCCGACGAGGAGTTGACGGAGACGGGCCTCCCAGCTAGGGAGACTTAGGACCCGACCATCCCACTCGATGACCGGAGCCGAGTAGCCGCCGAGACCGAGCGTTCGACGAATGACCTCCGCCGCAGCCTCCGACGCCGCAGAGTCCGGAGCCGGAGCGACGTCCCACGTCGCGGAGGTCGCGAGCCCGAGGAGGGCCTGAGCTCCTACCGCACATGGAGCGCACCGCATCGCCTGACGATACGCCGCGATGCGAGGAGCGACCGCGACGAGGCGCGTGTTCGTCTCCCCGTCATTGACCGGGAGAGACTGAGTCCCGACGCCCTGACCTGGTACGGCTTCGGGAGCGGAGTAGCTCTGGACTCGGGTCGTGATAGCCACGGGCCAGAGACTAGCACATACCGTCAGAAGATGCACACCCCGTCAGGACACGCACACCGGAGCGTGCTCGAGGCGTCCGATGCGACCGTCTACCGATGCTCGGGCCAGAGCTCCGCGAGCCTCGGTCCTGACGGGGGGAGTGCAAAGAGTAGCGCGTCTCAATGGGGCCACGGACCGGAGTCCGCGGAAGGAGTGCGAGCGCGAATCGTCGCGCGCTCATATTCCGCGCTTCAATGGGGCCGCGGACTAGCCGCAGAGAGGAGACGCGCTGTCAAAGAATGGCCGGGGGCGAGGCCTAGACTCAGCACATGCGCCGCGAGACCATCCCACGACACACGCTTGACTCGCGGGTTAGGGCCGCCCCCACGCCCAAGCTACCACGCCCATCGACCGCGTCAAGTCTAGCGCTCATCGAGCGCGCTCGATGGAGCTCGACGCGGAGGAGCTGGTCGAGCGTCCCGCTCTCGAGGCGCGTCCGCGAGATACCAGAGGACCTCCCGGACCGCGTAGCGCAGACAATCCGCGTGATGGTCATGCGTCCCGTCTTTACTCGGCCGCCCTGGGGACCGCTCATCCCAGCGGTAACCCGTCATCGCCCGAGCGAGCGTCCGCCTCGAGGCCGGAGCTCGGAGGCCGGAATCGTAGAGGGTCCGGTCGACCGTGAGTGCGCCGCGCTCGAGGGCCAAATTGACCCGCGTACACCCCGAGACGATGTCTCGCCGCTCGGGGTCACGCTCGACCCGCGGGAGGATGCCGAGCCCTCGAGGAGGAGCGAGGGCGACGAGGTCGAGGTCCGCGACTCCGGTCTGAGCGGAGCGCGCCGCGCCCGCTGGGTCCGCGACGATGGAGTCGACCGGGAGATGTCGAGACCCCGCGGTCCAGAGGCGACGCGGGACGAGCTCCGCGCCGAGTCTCGCGAGGAAATCCGGGAGGGTCTCATCGTCCGGAGCCCACTCTCGGAGGACATGCCATCGACCGCGCGTGAGCTCGACGAGGAGGAGCGCGCAGGGAAACCGGAGACCGAAGTCGAGAGCGAGCATGGTCCGCATTGACCCGAGGTCGACCGGGACATCGACGACGCATCGCTCCGGAGCCCATGCGTAGAAGACGGACCCGACCGGAGGGAGAGGGCGATTCTCGACGAGCGCCGCGTAGTCTCGCGAGCTCAGGGTCTCCCGCATCCGGTCGAGCCATCCCTCTCCGAGATGTCGCGCGTTCTCCGCGCTCTGGGGGAGGTACGCCGCGCCGCCGATGTCCCGCGTCCGGTCGACCCACCATGCTGGCTCGACTGGGATGCCACACGTCACGACCAGAGGTCGCCGCTCGACGCCCTCCGTATCCCGGACCGGGACACGAGCTCGAGAGCGAGCGACGTCGAGGACGTCGGAGCGGAGGACCTGACATTCATCGATGAGGACGCCGTGAGCGTTGAGACCCTCGATAGGCGACGACCCGGGCCCGCTATTCTGGGGCGTGTCGAGATGAGCGAGGAGGAGCCGCGACCCTGACGCCCAGACGAAAGCCTGCTCCGAGGCCGCGTAGACGACCGCGCTCCCCGCGAGGAGCCCGTGCAAGTGCGGGAGGTGAACGTCCCTCAGCCGTCGAAAGGTATCCATACCGACGACGACGAGCGCGCCTGGTCGCGTGTCGCAGAGCATGACCGCGAGCGCGCAGAGGGCGAGGCTCTTCCCCGACCCGAGACCGCCGCGGACCGCCGCGACATCCCTCGACCATGACCCCGAGAGACCTCCGCCGATAAATCGACGCTGCCACGGGAGGAGGGCTAGCTCGCCGATGCGAGGCATCGACTAAGCCGTCCCCCCGAAGAGCCCGATCTGCTCTCCCCTATCACGGCTCCCGGTCTGGGCCTCCGCGATGCGGTCTCGAGCGAGCTCGCAGATAGCCGGGTCCCGCTCGACTAGCAGGAACCGACGCCCCTCAAGAACACACGCGACCGCCGTCGAGCCCGAGCCCCCGAACGGGTCGACGACGAGCCCGCCCTCGGGAGCCGCCGTCCGGACTATGCGACGCATGAGCTCGACGGGCTTCTGGGTCCAGTGTTCCCTGTCGTTATGATTCATCCGCGGGACCGTGAGGACGTTCCCGAACTCGACCGAATGGTAAACGCCCGACCCGTTAGTTAGGACGAGGCACATCTCGTGCTGGGCTCTGAACCCCGTTCCGAGACCCGCGACGCCCTTATTCCAGACAACGAGGTTCGATAGCCGCAGACCCGCGGACTCCATCGCCGGGGCGATGTTCGCGACCTGCCTCCAGTCGCAAAAGACGCACATCACCCCGCCCGGGACGAGGACCCGCGTCGCCTCGAAAGCCATCGAGCGGAGTAGCCACATGAGGCCGCTTGTCCCCATCTGGTCGCCGACAAACCATCCATGCTCTCGGAGGTTGTGAGAGAGGAGGCCCTGTCCGATGGCTTGACGCCTCGCCGACTCCGTGAAGCCGCCGGAGGCGTAGGGAGGATCGGTCACTATTGCGTCGACGGTCTGCGGCTCAAGGCGCTGGAGCTCCGTTAAGGCGTCCCCGTGGATAACGCTCACGCCGTCCCCCTCGGAGGCGGGTCGTCCCCGTGCGCCTCGCTCGGCATATGGACGAGCTGACGGAGGAGAGGCGCGATGTTCGCCCCTTGGTGGACGTTAGTCGTCACGACGACCTCCGGCTTTTGTGGCCACGTCGCTGGGTCGAGACGCTCGAGGAGCCACGCCGACGCCCTCCAGTCCCGGTCCGAGTGCTCCATGATGCGAGCGACGAGCGCAGCCCGGGAGCGCTCCCGCGACAGATTCCACGCGCTCGCGAACTTCGCATACTGTCCGCCCTCTCGAGCGCGAGAGACCCATAGGTCGATGACGTCGACGGAGACGCCCGCGAGCGCCGCCGCATACTTGACGACGCCCGTCCGCTCGAGTTCCTCACAGAGTCGCCGGATGGTCTCGTCCGTGCACAGACTCGGACGCCCTGGCTTCCTATGCGCGCTCTTTGGTCGCTTAGGCGTAGGCATTAGGCCGCGACTCCGAGCCCGAGGAGAGATGTCCGCGCCTGAGCGACGAGCCGCTGTAGAGTCTGGACCCGATTCTCTCCCCCGAGGTCCGCGACGACCGGAGCCCCGTAGCTCTGGCCCGTCTGTTGCCAATAGCCGAGGAGGACCGCCGGGATTTTGCGTCTTCTCGCCGCGAGTAGGAGATGGTCGAAGAAAACCCGCTCGCTCGGGGCGAGCTCCCCGACCTCGACGTCCTCCGCGACGAGGACGAGGTCCGGAGGAGGTTCCTCGTCGAGTTGTCGCATCGCGTCGAGGACCTGAGTGTAGACCGTGACCGACCCCGCGCCGCCCGTGACGATGGTCGCCGCGTGTCGGAGTAGGTCCCGCCCCGCCGCTGTCTCCGCGTAGACGAGGATATTCATAGACTGTCGCCGCCTCCTCTGAGCTTTAGCTCGACGCGCTGGAGGACGTCGGTCCGGAGGCCCTGGAGCTTTTCGCTCAATGTCCGACCAGAGACCCGCGTGTCCTCAAGCTCCTTAACTTTCGATTCTAGCCGAGACAGGTCCCGACGCAACGCCTCGACCTCAAATCCTACATGCGCCGCCGACGACACGACTCGCCAGACAGCGCCCGCGATAGTGAGCGTCCCGCCTGCTATCCCGAGGACCTGGAGGGCGTCCATTAGGGGTCATGCTCCTCGAGGGCCCGGAGCCGCTCGAGCTCCCAGCGCTCGAGCTCCGCCGCCTGAGCGACCTCGTCGTCCGACGCCGCGAGCCACGCTTGAGCCGCCGCCGCGAGGGAGACCGAGAGGACGACCGCCCCGGCTCGAGCGGAGAGCGCTCGACAGTCCTCCGCGGTCTGGTCGGGACACGACGAGGCGATGGTAGCGACCCCGGTCCCGAGCGTGACGAGACCGATAGCGACCGCCCGCTCCGCTGGGGATGGCCGGAGTCGAGGCTCGTCGTCCACCCTGCGAGGAGCCGCGCCGCATCCGATGAGGCTCATCGCGAGGAGGAGTCGAGAGGTCATGCGGGAGGACCGCCAGAGGCCGGAGGAGGCGCGGGAGGATGCGAGTCCCTCTCCGCCATTGAGCGACCCGCTAGGACGCCGATGATGCCCGCGATTTGCGCGATAGCCCCATCCGTCGAGCCCTCGCCATGAATGGCGAGGACGGTAATCGCCACGATACCGACGACGCCCGCGACGAGCGTCCGGTAGCCTCGGAGAGAGCCCCTCACGGAGCCGACTCGGGAGCGGGAGCGGGAGCCTCAGTCGGAGGCGCGCTCGGAATCTCGACGACGCGAGGAGCCTCACACGCGACCGTGACCCGCTGGGGTCCGACCTGGACGACGACCGATACGCCGACGAGCGGGAGACCGTGCGCCTCGGGGAGCGGGAGGTCCAGAGCGCCGACGGGCGTCGAGCATACCCACGGGCGATGCGCGCTCGAGGAGCTCGACGACGGGACCGACGAGGGAGCCGGGACGGGAGGGAGATGAGCGCCCGAGCATGCTCCGAGGAACAGAGCCGCGAAAGAGAGACGAGAGGTCATGGTGCTGCGTCCGGCAGAGTGACGTCGAGCGTCGGATGGACCTCGACAGAGGTGAGGTTGCTGTCGCGCCAGAAGTAGCGCGCTCGCGCGTCGACGTCCTCGATGGACCACCCAGCAAAGAGCCGGATGTACTGCGCGCCGTCGATGATGGCGATGACGAGGTAGAGCATCAGGGCCTCCCGAAGTAGGTCGAGGAGAAGGTGAAGTCGGGAGGCGCCGAATTGAACGCGCCGAACTTGACCCAGAACGCGCGGACCTGGGTCGTCCGAGCCGCCGCCGTGTAGCATCCGAGGCGGACCGTCCCCGCGAGAGTCCCGTCCCCCGTGAGGTCCGTGTAGCGGATGGAGTGAATCAGCCGCGGACCGCTCCAGATGTAGACCCGATTCCCTGAGCGTCTGACGGTCCAGATGAACCAGTCGTTAGCGACGTGCCCGGACTGGAGCTCACACGCCGAGGCCTCGAGGGTAACGCCCGAGACCGTCGGGTATAGGCTGATGCGCTTGGTCCCGTCGCGGAGGACGATGGCCGATTCATTCGCGGTCCCGACCTGCGACGCCCGCATCTCGACGCGAGCCTCCCAGATGGTCTGGGTCCCCGTGAGCTCCGTAAACGTCCGGACCATCCCGGCTCGGTCCGTCCCCGCCGCCGTGACGAGTTGGATAGCCGAGCCCGAGCCGACCGCCGGATATGTGACCGTGTTCCCGCTCTCTACCGTCCAGCCCGTCGGGACGGAGCCGCTCGGATCGCTGAATGAGTAGGTCCACGAATCCGCCGTGAAAGGCGAGACGCCCGTGAGCTGAGAGCCATCGACCGCGGGCAGTTTCGCCGAGCCATCGAGGACGACCACGTTCCCCGCGCCCGTCCCGGTCGTGAGACCGAGCGTCGCTCGAGCGGTCGCCGCGTCCGCATCGTCGAGGAGCGTCCGGGCGTAGGAAGTCAGGGTCGCGACCGACGCAGTATCGACGCCCGTGAAGTACGGGAGACGGTCCGCCGCGGTCGTGAGACCCGCGAGAGCCGTCAGGGTCGCGTCCGCCGCTTGGAATGACGTCGCCGCCGAAGTCGCCGCCGTCCCTAGCCCGAGGGTCCCGCGAGCCGTTGCCGCGTCCGCATCGTCGAGCAGCGTCCGCGCGTAGGACGTGAGCGTCGTCATGGCCGCAGTCGCTGTATTGGCCGCGCTCAGACCGCTCGTGTAATAGGCGATGCGGTCCGCCGCAGGCGTCAGGCCGCTAATGGCAGTGACCGGAGCGCCTGAGATGCTGTTTCCATCTCTGTAGACCACCGTGCCCGTCGAAGTCTGGAATCGGCCGTTGAGTAGCGCCGCGTTCGTCGAGACGGCAAGGGTTGGCGCAGTGGCGAGACCCGCGCTATCGGAGATGAGGACCTTGAGGTAGTTCTGCGTGTTGTTCGTGTAGGTCGCGCCGCTATTCCACGCGCATCGGTCGATGAGAATCGTGCCACTGAAGCCCGCGTCGATGGTCACGCTCCCGAGCGTCGAGCCGACGATGTAGATCGTCGCGGAGATGGCTCCGATGGAGAGCCCGCCCTCGAGCTGACAGCGCTCGATACGATGCACGCCCGCGCCCGTCGTCGAGATGGTCGTGAGGCCTTCGACCTGGACGTTCACGAGCCGGAACCGGACGACGTTGTTGCCGACCGTCAGCGCTCGACTCGAACTCAGGCTCGCGATAGTCCCGCCGAAGTCGCCCGCTTGCGGTCCGATGATGGAGATGTTGTTTCGTCCGCTGGGGATCGTGACCGTCGCCCCAGCATAGGAGCCGGGTCCGACGATGACCTGACAGGCCGGACCGACCGGAGTCGCGTCTATGGCTGTCTGAATGTCCCGCGTCGGGCTCGCCGGGACGAGGCCGCCGTGAGCGAAGTCGGAGAAGGTCTGAGCGGGGAGCTCCTCATATCGGTCCGTGAGACCCGTTACCAGAGTCGTCCCCGCCGCACCCGTGTCGCCCTGGGGACCCTGAGGTCCGGTCGGACCCTGAGCGCCCGCGGGCCCGGTCTCGCCCTGGATGCCCTGAGGACCCGCCGGTCCCGTGTCGCCCTGAGGACCCGTGTCGCCTTGGATGCCCTGGATGCCCTGGATACCCTGCTCGCCCTGGATGCCCTGCGGACCTTGCGGACCCTCAGGACCAGCCGGACCGACCGCGCCAACAGCGCCCGCGAGATTTACGGTCCAGCTCGAGAACGTGCCCGAACCCGAGTGAGTCCCCACGTCGACGACGAGGACGCCCGTCCCCTCGTCGTAGCTCACGACCTCGCCGTGCATGTGGCGCGTGATGTCGTACGCGATGGTGACCGACTGGGTTACGGAGTAGTCGAGCCCGGTCTCGACCGTCAGTGTTTTAGTCGCGTTGTTGATGGCAAGCGAGGTGGAGCTGGTCGTCTGGTATCGGTCGCCGTCAGCGCCCGCCGCGCCCGTCAGACCTTGCTCGCCTTGGACACCCTGGATGCCCTGGATGCCCTGAGCGCCCGCCGCTCCCGTCGAACCCGTGTCACCTTGCGGACCTTGCGGGCCCTCGGGACCCTGAGCGCCCGCGGGACCCGTCTCGCCCTGGATACCTTGCGGACCCTCGGGACCGACCGCGCCCTGAGGCCCGGGGTCGCCCTGGATACCTTGCGGACCCTGAGGACCCTCGGGACCGACCGGACCCTCCGGACCCTGGGGACCCTCGGGACCAGCGGGACCAGCGGGACCAGCGGGACCCGGAGCGCCCGGGAATGATGTCGTCGTCCCCGCCATCTCACGGAGCCTTTCGGTAATGGGCGCAGACCTCGAGGGTCGCCGCCGCGCCGTTGCCGCGAATCGCGAGCGTCGTCATCGGAGCCGCGCTCGGACCCGAGAGGACGCCGCGGACCTCAATGCTCTTCGCGGTCCCGCCGTCGATACGCGGAGCATCCGTCGTCGAGGCCGGACAAGTCGCCGAGGGCCCGAGGCACAAGAACGCCGACGCCCCGCCCCACGCATCCCGCGAGACGATGGAGAGCGAGGAGAGGTAGAGACCCGCCGAGAGCGCCGCGCCCGTCGACGTATCCTTGAGGTCGCTCGACGCGAGTTGAGTCCAGCTCCCCGAGGCGAACGCCGCGACCTTGCATCCGTAGACGTTGCCATAGATGCCCGAGGCATCTTGAGCGCCCGACATGGTCGGGACGAGGGCGAGGAAGAGAGCGAGAGGGAGACGCTTAGTCATCATCGTTCGAGACCTCCATCGAGATGCGGATGCATGTAGCGCAGTCGGCGACCGCGCCCCGGAATCGTGTCCACGTTGCCTCATCGACGCCCGAGCCGCGCCAGCTCGCGAGCCGCCCTCGGTTGTCGATGTGCACGAACGTCGGGTAGATGCCCACGCCCCCGACCGGGATGACCCTCTGGGCCATGAGCCGGAGAGCGAGGGTCGCGAGCTCGAGCGGAGTGACGCCCGCGGACTTGAGGTCTGCCGCCGCGTCCGGAGAGCCGTCCGGCTTTCCCCGCTCCCGCGGATTAGGCCGGAGCTCCGGAGGCATGTGGCGACTATTCGCCGCCGTCTTGCTCTCCTTACGCTCGCCCGAGACGACCGCAATCGAGCGCCCGAGCTCCAAGCGGAGCGGCTCGAGCGTCCGCGTCGCGAGCTCGAGATAGCGCGGGCGACTGGTCGCCGTGAGCCACTTGTGACCCGAGCGCCAGTCGAGGAACTCGATGTCCGAGAAGTGCGGGGATAGGCGTTCGCTCATGGGCGAGAGCCTACCACATCGAGGAGGCGTAGGGTATTGCCGGGACGGGAGCCGCTAGAGGCCGTCGCCGTCGCGGACAACGGACGAGGGCGAGGCGCGGTAGCGGACTCGGGGGGAGGACCGTCCCGCCCCGGCTCCGAGAGTGTAGCACGTCCGCCCGCCGACCGGAGAGAGAGTCTCACCCTAAGCCCGGCACATAAGCGAGGGGTCGACATCGACGGACGGACGCCCGGAGACTCTACCAGAGACCGAGCGCGCCCTCGCGTCGTCCGCCGCGTTTTTTCGTCCGCACCTGGTCGGAGGTATGGAGGCCGCGGTCTATCGCGACGCGCTGAGCGTGCGCCCGATGTACCGTGCGCCCCAGATGGTCGTCGACCGTCGACAGCGGAGCCCGCCCGACGCCGCCTCGAGCGAGCCACTTATCCCGCGCCGCTCGCTCTCGACAGAGCGTCAGGAACCGCTCCGCGTAGACATCCGGACCGCGAGGGAGCTTAGGCTTACTCACCGCGCGCTCAAAGACGCCGGGATTTGACTCCCGGAGCGCCTCGGGGAGTGGCTTCCCGACTCGGCTCCAGAGTAGGCGCAGAATGGTCTCGCTATATCCATCGCCCGACCCGACCTCGCCCCGCGCTCTGAGGACCGCGCGCGCGCGCTCGAGCGCGGGACGGAGCATCCGAGGAATGTTCGCCTTTAGGTTACACGCCGCGATGAGCTCCGGGATGTCGCTCGGGACGGTACGCCATCGGACCCGCGCCTCGCGTGAGATGTTGTGCTCGATGCCCTCGTCCGCGAGCGCCGCCGAGAGCTGGTAGACGACGAGGGACGTTAGGGCGATGCTCCGTCCGGACTTCCGGCTCTGGGTCTGCCACGCCTCGAGCTCCGGGGCGAACGCGACCGGGACATTGAACGTCATCCGCTCTTCGCTGTGGACCCGGTCGTCGTCCGCCTCGTCGAGGTCGAGGAGCTGGACCGTCGCCCGAGCGCGAGACGTGAGCCCATAGTCTCCGCGATACGCCTCGAGGCACACCATGACCGGGTACGGAAGGTCGACGGAGTAGGTCGGATTCTCTGAGGTTAGGTCCCTCTGCTCGAGCGCTCGCATCGGCTCGAGGACGTAGCGATGAGCCGCTGGGAAGAGATGGTCGAGCTCGAGCTCCGCCGCGTAGCCTATCGCCTGGAGTCGTCGGAGGACGCGAGAGGCGACGAGGTAGCGGACCGAGTGGTATCGCCCGTCCGCGTAGGTCTCGACTTGCGCCGCCCTGAGGCGATGTATGTAGCGGACCGGGACCCCGGTCGTAAGGCCCGCTCCCTTGCCATTCATTCGGGGAGCCATCGGACCCCCTGTATCGGTCGGACGAGGGTCGAGGGGAGGCCCGCGAGGGTCGTCTGTCCGACCGACGCCGCGCCTCTGTCGCGGAGTATCTCGAGGGCCGCGAAGTCGACAGCCCAGAATCCGGCGCCCGCCGACGACCAGTCGAGGAGGACGAGGGCGAGACCGCCGAGAGCTCGACATCGAGTCAGGCTCTCCCACTCCGGACCCGGGACCCTGGAGGCGGTCGGGGCGACGAGCGCCGCCGCGAACTCCCAGCGCTCCGTCGAGCATGTCTTCGCCTCGAGGTAGACGGACCGACCGCCCGCGAGGACGCCGACGAAGTCGACCCCAGATCGAGCCGCGAAACAGGCCGGGAACGACCTACGCCCTCGAGCGTCCGGCTTGACCGCGCCGAGAACCGTGACCGGAGTCGGGACCCGCTGAATGTGCGCCTTACCCGCCCGGGCGAGGAGGTCGTGATAATCGGAGAGCGCCTCCTCCCACTGGTCGCCGCGGGACTTAGAGGTCGCGCCTCGGGATGCTGTTGTGTTCATTTCTGCCCCTTTCTGGCCATGTGGCCAGAATCGGCGCCCCTGGTTGCGTTGCTCATCGGAGGGAGTTTCGAGCGAGGAGTTTCGCGACCGACTTCTCGACGAGCGACGAGAGTTGAGTCGGTAGCTTAGAGAGCTCTGCGACACGACGCGCCGCTGCCCACTGCGCCTCCGTCGGCTCCCAGTCCTCGACAATCGGAGGAGCGATGTCCGGTCGGATACACTGTCCGAGCGCCTCCATCGCGATGTCTCGGACCTCCCTCAGACCATCGATGACGCGCTCGACCGCGAGATGGAGCTCGTCCGCTTCGTGCCACCCTTGCCCTCGCGTCGTCGTCCAAGTCCTCCACATCGTCGGACCCTTGCCGCCTTTCGGGACATGCTCGATGAGAGCCAGACCGCCGAACCGGGCCCGGACCGTCCCGATGTCCTGGACGACTCCGCGGAGACCATGTCGCCGGAGAGCGTCTATGAGCGCGAGCCGCGCCGATGAATCAGGCCGCGCCATCGGGACCCCCGTCCTCGAGCTCCTCGGAGTAGGAGCCGCACCCCTCACACTTTTGGGAGGCGAGCCACCATGTCCGCCGCTCGTCGAGGTCGGACGCCGTCACCCGCTGCGACCGCTCATCCATCCTCGACCCGCACATCGGACACGGCTCCCCGCTCGACCGCCGCACCTGGGGCCACATCGTCAGGACTCGCTCCATCACTGCGCCCTCCTCTGGTCGATGCCTCGGAACTCGACGATGCGGGCCATGCTGACGAGCCGGGAGTAGAGGCGCGGGCCCATGTAGGCCTCGAACCCGTCCGGCTTCGCGTTGCTCGCGATGATGGTCGTCCGCCCCGACTGGTAACGGGCCTCGATGACCTCGTCGAGGACGTCCTCGGTCCACTGGGTCTCCCGCTCTCGAGCGAGCTCGTCGATACAGAGGACCGGAGCGGTCTGGATGATGTCGAGCTGAGCGTCGAGCCGGATCTGATTCCCGAGCGCCGCCCTTCGGTCTCGGAGGAACGTAGGCCAGTCGAGCATCCGGGCTTTTACGCCGCGCTCGATGAAGGCGAGGACCATCGCCGCCATGTAGTGAGTCTTTCCGGTCCCGGGGTCTGAGAGGAGGATGTAGCCGCGCGCCGACGGCTGCCATTCCTCGACCCACTTCGCCGTCGACGAGAGCATGTCGCGCGAGGTCCGCTGGATACACTTCGCCGGGATGCGGGCGTTATTGAGCGCATGGACACGCCACATGACCCCGCCGTCATGCGGACCCCGACACGGACACCGCTCGCCCGTCGAGGTATCGTATCCAAGCCCGCCGCAGACCTGACACTTAGGCGCGGTCCAGACGCAGACCCGACCCTCCGCCTCGACCCGGACGTCTCCCCAGCTAAGAGGGCGAGGCGGGCCCGATTGACCGCGCTCCGCGATGAGCCTCCGCATCTCGACCGCCCACGCATCGACCCAGACGATGTCCTCCTCCGTGATGAGCTTTCTCAAGCGTCGTCCTCCCGTCGACCGAGCGCCGACTCGATGTCCGCGGTCATGAGGTAGTCGACCATCTCCCGCGCCGCGTCGAGGGCGAGGCGGTAGAGCTCCGCGACCATGTCGTGATAGGCGTCTCCGCCGTCCCCTGGTCGTCGCAGGTTGAGGTCCATAAGGGCGAACCGGACCATCGTCGAGGCGAGGTCCTCCGGTCCGACCGCGACCTGGTCTCGACCCGGGAGGACGGCTCCGAGGAGTCGCCATCGGTCCCGAGCGGTCGCCCGGTATGCGCTCGAGGGGACGTCGCGCAGGTCGAGGCCTCGCGTGTCCTCTCTCCAGAGATCGACCGAGACGCGCCGCGTCGGGACCCCGTCCCGGTACTCCTGGAGACCCTGAGTCAGGTCCGGCGCGGGAGGCTGGGGCCCATCCATCCCGCATCGTCGCCACGCCGCGACCGCCTCGAGCCACTCCAGATACTCCGGGGTCTTTTCGTAGCGGTAGCGGAGTTGAGAGGCCGCGACCTCGTCCGAGATTGCGTAATTGTCCGCCGTGCCGATTCGCTTATCCATCGTCGTGTCCTTTCGCCGCTCCCCAGCGGCTCTCCGGTTTTACGCCCTCCGCGGGCGTCGTCAAGTTTAGAGAACGGCGAAACCCGCCGCCTCGACCGCCGCGATATGTTCGTCCGTGAGCTCCTCCGTCGCGATGTATCCGACGCCCGGGACTTTCGTCACGCGACGCCCGCCGAGACGCTTAGAGGCCTCTCGTCCCTCTGCCCAGTAGTCATCATCCGCCGCGAGCTCCGCGCGCTTCGTCTTCGTCTCGGGTTTCCCCTCGGAGCGTCTCGGGGTCTCCGGCCTGGGGCCCTCGAGGACCCCGCGCTCCGCGATTGCCAAAAAGAGCGAAAGCTTAGGCGACGCGGTCTCCGCCGTGTCAGCCGCTCGACGGATACTCGCGAGGGTCCGCTCTCGACCGTGAGTCGACAAGGTCCGCCGGAGCGCCTCGAGCTCGTGTCCGGTCGCCTGGACTCGGACGTGACCTCGGGGCGTGAGTTGCGTCGAGAGCCACGCATCGACGACCGACTTCAGGTCCTCGTCCTCCTCGGGCGTCCTCGAGGGGGGAGGAGGTATGGAGGAGGAGGAGTGTCCTGTCGTGTCTGTATGTCCTGTATGTATGTATGTTGTAACGGCCTCCGACTCGGGGCGTAACGGTCGCGTAACGGTCGCCGCCGTTACGGTCTCCGTTACGGTCGCGTTACTCTCGCCGTTACGGTCCCCGTTACGGGTCGCGTTACGATGTCGAGCCTGTCTCTCTGCGTTCGTCGGGTCGACCTGGGTCCGCCTCCAGTCGTCGACGTCGTAGCCGTCCCCGTCCGGTCGGACGACGAGGAGACCGACCTCGACGAAGTAGCGGAGCGCCGATGTCCACTCCTCGACGCTCGACCCCCAGAGCGCCGCGAGTTGCTTAGGCGACGAGGCGAGCCGGGAGATGTGCCCTCCGCCCTTCTTCGCGCGAGTCAGCACCGCGGGCCAGTAGAGGGAGAACCCGGACCCAAAGAGACGCTCGTCGATAGGCGTATCGACGTCGAGGCGGACCCAGCTCACGCCGCCCCCTTGACCGGGACGTGAATCCAGAGACCCATCTCGACAAGTCGCCGACGACCGAGCGGGGAGACACTGCACCCCTGGACCCAGCGCCACGCCGTCGTGAACGATACGCCCGCCGCATCCGCAAGGTCCGCGATAGACATCCCGGACGCCGCCCATGATTCCTTGTCGAACATTGTCGACCTCCTATCCGCGGAACATAGCGCCCCGCGTTTATCTTTGCAAACTAAACCGCTCAGAACGGGATGGGGTCGTCCTCAAAGTCGACGGGCGTCGACTTGCTCGAGCTCGCCGCGGGACTCGGAGCGGGTCGCGTCGCCGGGGTCCCTCCCATCCAGACCGCCGAGGCCGTCTCGGTCGAGCGCTCCTCCGCCTTTCGCGTGTCGAGGAAGGTCACCTTGTCCGCGATGACCTCCCAGACCTTCCTCGTCTGCCCCGCCTTGTCCTGGTACTCCCGCGACTGGAGCCGCCCCTCGAGGTAGACGAGCGCGCCCTTTCGGACGTACTTCTCGACGAGCTCCGCGGTCTTCCCGAAGACGCTCACTTGATGCCACTCCGTCCGCTCCTCATCCTTGACGCGCTCCGAGGTCGCCAAAGAGAACGACGCGACCGCCGTCTGGGTCGACGTGTACCGGGTCTCGGGGTCGCGACCCACGCGCCCGATGAGCTGGATTCGATTGAGACTCGCCATGATGTTTACTCCTCTCCGCTGAATGGTGGATTGCTGAAGGTCCGACGGACCGCCCGCCGGAGACCTTGCGCCGCTCTGAGCTCGTCGAGATGGTCGCCCGCCGCATCGCACATCGAGACGACGAGATCCTCCGGGAGACGGATGAGACCCGCGATGATGCGGGCCTCTCGAGCGCCCGGCATAGTAAAGCCGCCGAGATAGCTCTCGATGATGGAGCCAGTCACGCCGAGGAGGAGGGCGAGCGCCCTCTGACTCCCCGCGACTTTGATCGCCTGAGCGAGCCATTCGCCGATCTGACGGAGCGTCGGGTCGCTCCACATCCACTCCGCGTATATCATCCGGAGCCGGACCGCCTCCCGCTTTTTGTGCTCCAACGCCGCGCGCCGCTCCTCGGGCGTAGGCGCGTCCGTCGAGCTCGAGGTCGTCGAGCTCGTCGAGCTCGAGGTCGTCGACGGCTCGAACCGCGTCGCGAAGATGTCGAGTTGGACCGCCGCCGGAGCGGACTTCCTCTGGATGCCCATCTCCGCGAGAATCGCCGCGTCGAGAATCGCCTGGACCTCCGCGCTCAGACCCAGCGCCCGAGACCGCTCGAGCATTGTCAGGACTTCGGAAACCTTACTCATCTGTCGTCCTCCCGCCGCCTCCCAGCGGCTCAAAAATGGTCGAGTTGTCGCCCGACCTCGTGAGATTGCTCGACGCTCAGGACGGGACTCAAGTCGACCCAAGTCCCGCGCCGCTGATACCAGACCGCCAGAATCTCCCATCCTCCGCGCTCACCTGGAGACTCGAGCGAGGGCCTCTCGCCTCCATCCCAGACCGCCGCGACCTTGACCTCGACCTGGTAGCCGCCGGGATAGGTCACGGTCGCCTCCATGCCCTCGGGCTCCCAGCGGTAGTAGGTACGACGACCATCGGCACACCACGCCCCGAGGAGCCGCCGACGCATTCGGAGCCATCTCTCCGGGTCGTGTTTCATGGTGCGCCGTCCGGGTCGCCATCGGGCCCGAAGTCCTCCGACTCCCAGTCAGCCGAGCCCGCCGTCGAGGACGGAGCCGGAGTCTCGACCTTGAATCGCTTGACGTCTCGCGTCCGCGTGACCCTAAGTCGCTCCGTATCCGGGACGGAGAGGACGCATCGGTCCGCGAGGCGGTCGAGCGCCTGCCTCTGGAGCTCGATTCGATTGAGGGCGTCCGCTTGCATGTCATAGCAGGCCGCCGCGCTGTCTCCGTTGCGGACCCCGAGCTCCGCGACACATGACCGGGTCGCCGACTCGATGCTCCGACCGACCTGCTCCCCGTTCTGAGCGCCGACAATGACCGTCCCCGTCACTCCGAGGAGGATGCCGAGACCCATCGCGACCCAGTCGAATCCGCGCGGCTCTTTCTCTCCGACGACGATGCTCATGACTGGACCCCCAGCGACTCAAGACGCTCGATGATTTCCTCGACCCGACGAATCGACTCCGCCTGGGTCGACGTGCCTCGACCGAAGACGAGCGCGCCCGAGTAGAGGCCCGCGACGTAGACATCGACGATGCGCTCGGAGGTCATCGCCCCACGGTCACACGCCCGGACCGCCGCGCGGACGACCCGCGTCCGGAGCTCCTCGATTTCATCCATGTCTCGGACGCTCATCGCTCGCCCTCCTCATAGCTGACGGTCTGACTCATCGCCGCGTCCCGCTTCGCGGCCCATCCCGCGATGTGCGCCGCGCCCTTAGGAGTCGCGAGGTATCGGACCGCCGCCTCGAGGCGGTCAATGGGAGCGGTCCCGAGGTCGAGACCGTCGCGACCGATGAGCTCCTCGACGAATGCCGGGGCGTCATACTCGACCAGCATCATCGAGGAGATGAGCGCCCGACGACGGTCCTCGGTCGAAGGCTCCGAGGCCGGGACGATCTCGACGACGTCGACCGCGAGCGCCTGAGCTTTCGCCTGGACGGGCTCGACCGGACGGAGCGTCTCGACCTTGGCCGAGTCGAGCGGAGTCGCGAGCTCGTCGGGGTCATAGATGCCCGCGACGAGGTCCGGGTAGACGATGCGAGCGAGAGCCGACGCGCATCGAGCGCGAAGCATCGCCTCCGGGTAGGAGCGCCACCCCTGGCCGCCCGTCAGTCCCGCGCGCTGAGCCTGCTCGATGGTCCAAGTGAGGGCCGTCGGCTCCGTGTCGCCCTTGCGCCTGGTCGTGTAGGTCGCTCGGGTCGGGGTCGTCTCGACGCATCGCCACTCGACACATTCGCCGGACTTGCGGACGAGGGCGACCGTCGCGTCCGCCGAAAGCGTGACCTTACCCTTGATGACCGAGAGCATCCGGAGTGATTGCATCGGGGCGAACCCGAGCTCTCGACCCGCCATGAGGACAATGAGCGCGTCCTGAGGACGATTCCGGAGCGCGTCCGGAGCGAGCGCGCTCGAGGCCGCGACGACCGCCGTCGGACCGAGAGCGTCCGCGCCGAGGATGATGTCCGTATTGCTTGCCATGCGTTGACCTTTCGCCGCTCCCCAGCGGCTCCGAGTTGACTGATTAGATGCCGCGATGAGCGCGCTCGAGGTAGATCGCGCCGCCGTGGGTAGGTATGAAGAACGAGACGGTCGGATTCGCGTTGAGCGCAGTCACGCCCGCGCACACGTCCTCATCATCACCGTTTGCATCGAGGACCTCGCGAGCCGTCGCCCGCCACTGCTCGACGCCCGTCGCCGCGTCAGTTGCCACGATTTCCCATCCCATCTCGGCTCGCTCGCTCATGCTGTCTCTCCGTG